ATAGCTTAGAAACGCAAATTAAGGTATTACAGAATAATATTGATAGCCTTAACCAAATTGAACGCATCCAGACGATTAAAAAAACTATAATTAACAATTACCATGATTCGATTCAAACTATTATTATCTACCTGCCTGATTCTGCTAACACTAAATTGCTATTCGATAACCTCTCCAGATTCGACTATTTGTATAAATCAGCATCAAGTCAAGGTAATTAATTTAGCATTTAACGAATTGGATAAATACATGAAACTCGATTCAGTTAGCCGTGAACAATTAGGTACAAAGGACTTGAAGATTAAGCAACTCCAGGCGATTAATAATATGCGGTCTAATCAATTGATAGATGCTAATATTGAAAATACTCAATTACGCAAAGAACTAAGGCAAAAATCAATAAAAATAGCAGTATATCAAGTAGCATTGCTCGCTTCATTGGTTGGTTTGGTTATTGCTTTGTGAATGACTTGAATTTCTAAACGCAAACATTAAATCATTGCGTTTCTTTTGGGACTTACTCACCTTCATTTTAGGCGATTTAACCCGAATTTGCTTGGGTGTTTTTACTCGCATAGTTTATTTCTTTTTAAATTGTTCAAACCATTGTTTAGTAAGTTTTTCATCTTCAACAATTCCATTTCTATTACCAAAAGTATTTAATAGATTTAACACTTCTTCCTCACTATACATTCTTTCTGCCTGCCATTTAGCACCTGCCTTAAAATCTTCTTCAGTAGTACCATCATCATTGATAAAAGTATTAGTATATTTTTCTGCTGCTTCTTCAAGTGTTTCGTTACTCATTGTTATCCTCCTTTTTTTTAATAATCAGTTTACCATCTTCATCCCTTATAAAACAATCGGGGCAAAAGTCTTTATCGCCACTTATTGATACGGTAAATACCCAATTTATAGGTAATTTTAACTCCCCATCAATCTGCATCTCATACCCGCAACTATCGCAGGTTAATAAATGGGATTCTTGTTTAATTAGGGTCATGTTGTCCTCCGTATGTTTGTTCGTAGTAATCTGTTGATGTTTTAGGATTAATTATTTCAGCATCATTAGCAAACTGTATTGTACCATTTAAATAAGCATCTTCAATCTGCTCACGTTCAAGTTTTTTGGCTTGATAGAAAATATCATCAAGTTCAATAATTGTCATAGGTCTACTTTTCATTTGTTCAAGTAGCCAATCCACTGCGGTTTGTTTACTCATAGTTGTGTTTATTAAAGCGTTTCAAATAAATTATTAGCCAACTCCCTTAGCTTATCAACCCCAAACTTTTGGATTAATTCAATTCTGGTTGTTATCGTAAATTGGTCTTTAGTCTTACCTTTTGGGCGACCTGGTTTTTTCTTTGGTTTGGTCATGTTATCTATTATTTGCTCAATTATATTTGGCTCATTATCTACGTTTATAATATCAATTAATTTGAAAGCCATTGTTTACAATTTTTAGCAGATGAACCAAAATATGCAATAGATGAATTATTAAGTGATTTATTTTCATCATAAAACTTAATATGCCAAACCTGATTTCTTTTAACATCTAATGGTTGATAAATTATCATTCCACTCATTTGATTGCCATTTAAACTATCAATGCCATTAAACTCAATACATCCTTTTGTTATCTGCTTAAAGTTTACTTTATTAATTAAAGTTGTCATATTCTTTCAATTTGATAGCACAAATCTAAACCCGATAAATTTAATAAACAAATAAATAAATTAAATTATTAAACTAAATTTATATCTGTTTGGTTTTTAGGTGGTTAAAATAATGTGGTTTGTATAGTTGGATTATATGAAGCGTCATATCTAATGTTATTACCTTTAGGATATGGCTCTATTTTATACGGTAACATTTGAAGCATTTTTGCTCTATCTTTTTTATTACCTAAAAACATAAAATATCTATGTTTACGGGGTCTTTCTATTGTTATTAAATCATCGCCAAACTTATCTCTTAACCATTGAACTCTATTTTCTTGTCCTCTACTCATATCCATAATTGTTCCATTATGCAGATGTTCTTTACCTTTAATGTAGTAATCGTTAAACTTAGCAGATAAACCCGTATAAATAAAGTTGGTAGCCTGATAAATATATCCATGATGGTTGTGTGATGTATCTGCATAGCTAACTATTACTAAGGGTTGTGGCATAAATTTCAAACTATTGCTAACAAAAAAAGATAGTATATTTTTTTCTAATCCTTCATTAATAATAAGTCTGTTTAATTCCATTAACTTATATTCATTGTTCCATAGGTTTCTCAATGGACTTGATACGGGTGTGCCAAAAGTTACAATACCTTGCAAGATATTTTCACTATTAAACAATCCAAACGAGTATTCAATGGGCGGAATCCTTTTAGCATAATGTTTTTTTAAACACCACTCCTTACAAACGCTGCTATCAATAGATTTTATCGTATATTTTTCTTTAATACTCATAATTCACTAATATTATTCAATACCTCAATTTCTTTTTTAAGTCGCTCAATCTCGGAGGTGAGATTTAATAGAAAATATACTTTTCAGCCGTATCACAAGCTAATTTAAAAAGGTTGTAATCCCTAAACTTATCCTTATCGCTTCCGTCCTGGTAACTACTGCCCCAAAAGTTGCCATACTTTGAAATCAGTAGATTAACAAAAGGCACTACATTAGTATAATCGCCATAGGAATAAAGTCGTGTAGTATTCATGTTAGGCGTATCGACAAGTAAAAGTAGCCATTGTTTAGTTAATCCAAACTTTTTAAACGTGGATTCATTTTTAGATACTTCTTCCCAAGTCGGTTTTACTTCGCAGTAAATAGCGTATTGAGGTAGATAAAAATCAGGCAGGTAATATTCACCATCATTCAGTTTAAAGCCTTCAAACTCGTATCGATAGGTTATGCCTAAAGTATCAAAGAAAACCGCCCATCTCGCTTCTAAACGACTGCGGAATTTAATATCCTTGTAAGCAGTTGGTATAGTTGTTATCATTAGAATGGGAGTTTAGCAGGTATAAATTCATCTTCATTTCGGTAAAGGTTTAGTTTAATGCCGTCTAAGGTTTCTTTTATGTATGGCATCCTATCCAATTCGCCTAAATAGTATCTTCTACTTATCGGGTCGTAGTTTAACTCAATCTTACCAGTCTTACCCCAATGTTCAAACTTAATCTTTTGAACAATTAAGTAGGTTTTGTTCTTTTCAAAATCTCGGTAAATTGAAAGCCCAGTATCTGCCTTATTATAAAAGTTGGCACTTCCTGAAATATCATATAATGTAGGAATCTCATAAGTTAGCCCATCTTGCTGCTTTTTCATCTTGGTAGGGTGAGCAACCAAAAAACAATGAACATGGTTTGTTTCGCAAAATACCGCTATCTTATCCAATACCCTACCTATGTACGTTGTGGAATCTTCTAAATGTTCTAACTTATTCCAAGCATCAATAACAAAGAATTTAATACCCTTCCTTCGCTTAAGTTGTAAAACACTTGACAGAATAGAATCTATGGTATAATCTTTTTCAGGTTTGATAAACCAAAATATCTCGTCTAAAAACTCTTTGACCATTTCTAACTCGGCTTTAGTCAATCGGTTATACCCATCCCAACTTTTACCCGTAAGTAACTGAGCGATTTTACTAAAGTGAAGTTTAGTAGGTTTGTTTTCAGGTGAGTAAAAAGCACCCGCCCAACCTTCATTAACAAGTAATCTGACTAATAGAAAGTCTAAAAGAGTAGTTTTACCATGCGAAGGAATACCCGTTAAAACACTTATATACCCTTCATGGAACGAAAGTAACTCGTCTATATCGGGAATACCCGTTTTCGCACCTTTAGGTAATCCGTTAACATAGAAATCGTCTATTTCATCTGATAGGTCGCTAATAGTAAAACTACCTTCAAGTGGGAATTGAATCGGTCTTAAAGCGTATTCCATCACCTTTTCAGCCCCGTATTTTTGTAGGCACTCGTTAGCGTCTTTACAATCCCCGAAAACGATATAATCGCAATTCTCAAACCCGAATCTTTCAGCAAGGTCGTGTCTTAGTTTTCTACCTGCTTGGTCATTGTCTGTACACAAGTGGAATTTAGTAATATGTTCTATTTCTTTTAGGCAGTTTTCAAGGTAAATCAAATTATTGTTTCCAAGTTGCGCACCATTAGGAACGGATATTACGTTAATTAGCCCACTTTGATGCAATGTAAGACAGTCTATTTCACCTTCGCATATATACACCTCACTTTGATTTTTTAATGCGTTTAAATTAAAGAAAATCAATTCTGCATCTTTTACAAGTTTGAAATTCTTTTCCGCATCCCTAAATTTCGTGTTGATTAATTCTTCATCTCTAAAGTAATTGAACCCGATTGTATTTACGTTTGCGTTTTTTTGTGGCATCCATTCAACCTGGCAAGTAATTTTAAAATGATTTATTGTTGCGCTACTTATACCTCTTTTCTCAAACCATGCTAACTCTTTTTCGCCTAAGTTGGTTCTATTTGTGAATATCGGTTTAAAGTATTCTTTCTTGGTTTCTTCTTTTAAAAAACCCTTCCAAGAGCAGTGATTGCAGTGCCAAACCTTTTTATCCAAGTTGACAGATAAACATTTATCCTTTTTCTTTTTGCGAGAATGTGAACATTGCGGACAAGTTGTAACTACTTCCCCGCTTGTCTTATTTGACTTTAATTCTATTCCGTAATCTTCGTATGTCATCTTGGAAAGTTTAGTGATTTTTTACGTTCAGATATTTTAAGCCATAGCATCAAACTTGGAACATCATTGTATTGGGTGTGTTCGGTATTATTAAACTTTTGCATAATCCCATCCAAGATAATTTGTTGCAACTCGCCTAAAGTTAATTTAGGGTATTCGTTTTTTATCAAAGTGGATGCGGTAAGTATTTGTTCGGGTGTGCTATTGTTATTCCTAACACTACTTAAGATAGTTAAAGCCTGCGCAACCTCATTTATTGAGGATGAAACTAATTGCTTGTTGTTGTCCAATGCTTGCAATTTGTTCTGATTCTGATTTGTTTGTTCTAATGATTTCATTTTTCCAAGATTTATTGTTTAGGAATGTTTTAGGGTGTTTACGGAAACTTTTATCGGGTGTTGATGCAATATAGGCGGGTAAGTATTCCATGATTTCAAGTTTTTCGGTTTGGGTTAACTTATCCCACTTTTTTTGACAAGTGTCTCTATCATGTTTGTTGTCGTATAAATCCCAAAAATCTTCAAAGGTAGGATAGATAGTATTTGTTTCTTGTTCTTTGTTTATTGTTAATTGTTTATCTATACTATCAATGCTTTGTTGTGTGCTTTCAAGTTGCTTTGTCGTGTGCTTTATCAATGCTTTGTCAAGTGCTTTGTTATGTGCTTTATTAAAATTTGATAGGGCAATTATATTACTTGAGTATTGATTTTTACTTCTTTCAACCAAAACTATAAAACCAAAATCAACTAAATCGTTTAGGGTTTTAATGTATGTATTGTATGAACGTATACCAATAGCATCTTTCGCCATTGTGGTAGGCAAACCAAATTTAATTTTACCGCCCATCCTATTTGAATGTTCGCAAATGAAAAAATACAATGCGGTGTGGTTTGGGCTTATCTTCTCTGGATTCTCAAAACACCAATCAAACCAATTTCTACTTAACTCGTAACCTGTTGCCATAAAATAAAATTGCCCTCGGCGTAGTGGTGCTTCGGGCAATTCTTTAATGCTTTCAATAAGACGATATAACCCACTACAATTATATCGAATACAAATTTACCTCACAAAAACAAATAGTCTTTTACAAGTTTTGCACAATTACAACTTTTTTATCTCCTCATCAACCAACTCTAAACATTCGTAACATTTCTCCTCAATCTGCTCCCAATGTTCAGTTTTGAAACGTGGGTCAGCAAGTAAAGTTGATTCAATTTGTTTAGTGAAATAGTTTAGTTTAGGTTTAACTTGTTTTATTGTTTCAATGAAATCTTTGTTGTGAATCTTATCTCTAAACTCCCATAACACAAGCATAGATTTTTTCGCTGCTTCAATGTTTATGTAAGCCATTAGTAGATTCTGTGATATTTCTCGTTCAGTCATAAATTCCAATGTGTTTGTTAATCTGTTTTCTTAATTCAATTAATTCCTCCGTTGTGCGCTTTCTTTTCTCAATCTGTTTAGCGATAACTTTAGCTTTTGCGGTCGCTTCAATAATATCAACTTTAGTCAACTTTAAATCTCGGTAGTGAATCGGTAGGTCAATAATGAATTGGTATAAATTCATATCGTATCGGTTAATTAAACCATTTGTAAACCCACTAATATTACCTGATTTATATTGATTGTCGGCTATTGATTGAGAATGAATGTTCCAAAGATTAAACCTTATTGAACCATGCGCTCCTCTCGAATAGAAGTGCCCTGCCTGGTCGTTATCTTTGTAAGGTCTGCCACTACTAATACAATCTTGCCCGTAATCAATAGCCCTAACAATTTGGTTAATTACTACTTGAAGTTCCGCTTTGAAATCGCCCAAAGGTTTGTTTTTCTCCTTCATTTCTTTGCGCTTTTCTTTGGTTATCTGTTCCATTTTTTTCAACCCATTTGACTTTGCCAAAGCTATTGAACACTCATAAGAGCAAACCTGCGCTAAACTATTTTGAGGGGTAAATTCATTTTTACACCATTTGCACTTTTTAGGCTTCATTAGATTTAGGTTTAGGGTAATGTTTTAGTTGAATAAAATCATGCATAGCCCACAATTTGCGCAATATAAACGGGTCGTTAATTTCTAACCCATCCGATATTCTTTCCCTTGCATGGATAACCGTAGCCCAATGCCTATTAAAGTAAACGCCTATTTGTACAAGGTTTCCATAATTGTTGTGTGCTGCGATGAACATTGCTAATTGTCGCCATTCAACTACATCACGCTTTCGGCTTAAACCTAAAAACTCTCTAAAGGGGATATTAGATTCAACCATTACTTTGCGAAGTAGTGCATCCATTTTGTCGGTAAATGTAACGGGGTTATCTATTGTAGTTTTGCAATAAAACCCATTTCGATTAATTAGTGTTACCATTATTCTACTACTCCATCGTTAAATTGTCCAAGATATAAACTGCCTTGATTCCTATCGGTGTCATAAGCATACATTAAATCATTGCGTGAACCTCCGTAATTCATACAAATCAATTCTATGTTTTTATAGCTGCCTGGTTTTGATTCTGATGGGCATGAATATGGTAATGCGCCTGAAAGATAATAAAGAAACTCAATCGGCTTTAATTCTTTTTGTTCGGGTTCACTTTGCCCCAATATTGTTACTTTTGTCATTATTGCACCCTCCAAAGTTTAATAGTTGTATACCATTTACCATTTGATTCACGAGATTCTACATTGACATCCCATTTATAAGATTGCCCCAAACGTAATTCAGTAACCTTCTCAATCGTTTCAGTTCCAAAAAGTTCAATGGCTATTTTTTTAGGATATTGACCTAATGTTTCGACTATCGCTAAACATTTAACATAGTCTTTACCTGCTTTACTTGTCCCCGATTCGAGGGGAGTTAATTCTAATAGATTCGCTTCGATTTGCATAATTTTAATTTATTGGTTGTGTAAATTGTTCTTTTAACTTGTTATAGTAGAAATTTCTCATTTCAACTATTTTAGGTGTGATTTCAATGAGTTTCTCTACCCATGTGGGGTCTTGTTCCACTTTAACGATTATCATTCGTTCAGTCCATTCTATTGGATAAACTTCGCCATTGTTAGTCATTCGTTCTGTTTCCATTAGGTAGGCGCAAATATGCCAAACTTTTTTACCATACAAAAACATATACATCTGGCTTTGGTGGAATTGTTGGTCTGATATTCCTTCGTGAAGATAATCTAACCAACCCTCTAAGGTAGTGGGACACTTGAAGTCAACTCCATTATTTTCACAAATGCAGTCGGCTTGTCCGCCCCAATTTTCTAACCTTTTGAATTGTGGGGTGTATTCTGCGGTACTATCAAATCTACTCTTATAGTATTCAAAGGCTGAACTTTCGCAATTATGACCATGTTCAGTTTGCCAAGTAGAAACATTATCGTAAAATCTAAAAAACATTTGATTCGCTAATTTCTTGGCTAAGTTCCTTTGTCCTACTTCGGCAGATTTTTTAGGGAATAACGGGCTACAAACCGAACCCGTAATAAGTCCGAACCTTTCAGGGTCGAATAAGTCATTTGGATTGTGGCTCATACTTTTTGATTTTTTACTCTTAACGCTTCAACCATATCCCCAAACGCTTTAACTTTAGCAGCGTAAATGATTATACTCTTTCCTATCCATTGTTCAATGAAAGGGGTATCTAAAACTTTAGAGATAATCTTTGCGTTTGTTTTGTTAATAATCATTCCTTTTTGTCCGCCTTTGAAATAGGCTACCGTACATTCCTGCGTACCTTCTGCGGTCTTAACTTGTTCCCTTACTACTTTATCAATAGTTAGTTTAAGTTCTTGTCCAGGTTGTAGAATTTCAGCCCCAATATAATTAGGGTTGGTTAATTTTTTCCAATGGGTTAAATTTTGTTCGCTCATATTAGTATTTATTAGGGTGTTCAGTAACATTTGAATCGAACTCGTTCGGGAAAAACTTAGTAACTTCTTCTATTGTGGCAGGGCGGATTTGGCTGATATTTTCTAACAAAGATAAACCGCTATATCCGTTATATGCGTTACCCGATTCAATATTAACAGATTCTTTGCTATTTACTTTATTGTTATCAATATCAACAAATTTAAATACCCAAAAGCTATTAGTAACTAATAAATATGCTTTATACCATTTCCCCTTAACCATTTCATTAGGTTGTATAAAAACGGGTTCGGCAGGTTCTGTAATATGTTGCCCGATTGTGTTAACTTGGTCATTACCACCATGCCCAAAAGCAGTTCCAATAGATTCAAGATACCTTTGATTAATCTCAAACGATTCTTGAATTTTCGCCAATGCCACCACTCCATCAAACATAAGGGTAAGCATTTCTTTAGTTAGGTTGCATCCATTGAAGCGGATTGAATCAATGTGCTTGTTGATTAGTTCGTTTAGTTGTGTCATGTTTAATTCATTGAATAAATAGTTGTATAAGGTCTTGAGTTAAGTCTATCTGTTACCTCTTTAATGAGATAGTCGGCTTGCATAATCTTATAGGTTGAATAAGGTCTATCCTCCCTAACGCATTGAGTAGCTTCTTTACGGGCTAATTCACGCAATGCAATCAGTCGGTTTAATCTCATCACCAGGTAATCGGTTAAGATATTATCCTTTGGTTGCGGTTTAGGTTGTGGCGGGTTAATTAAACCTTCAATCCACGTTACTAATTTGGTTTCAAGTGTTTTCATATCAATCCGTTATTTTTATAGTGAGTAACTAAAAGTTTTAACGCATCGTTAGCAAGTTGGTCTTTAGTGATTGACCCTTGTGCTGCACTACGTTTTTCATTAATTCGAGTTTGAATGAGAGAAACCAAGTTGATAAGGTTCTCGTCGATTCTGAATGATTGGGTTTTACGTTTGCCCATCATACTGATTGGTTCGGGTTGTTTGGTCATGTGTATTTGGTTTAGTGGGGGATTGCTCCCCCGTTGGTTAATTTTTAAATTCAGCAATTTCTTTTAATGTAAAGTCAATTGAGATCATTTTTTGAAACTCTTGACTAAAATTTAAGCAAGTAACTCTTGTGCCTAAAATTTCTTTTACTTGCAACCATTGTCCGTTTAAATTTTGGTAGTTGCTTTTGGTTTTAATTTTTGCTTTCATAATTATCGTGATTGTGGATTCAAAGGTAGTCTTTTAGGTCATACCTGCAAGCACTTGCAAGCAAATAAACTAAACATTTCTATAAGTTGCTATAAATCAGGCTAAAAAAGTTTAGTTGTGTGCATTGTTTAGTAAATAGTTTAGTTGAATTTTGTGAGGTAAATACTAAACTATGAACCAAGATTTATTCAAAGAGGTAACGGATTGGCAAGAATCTACGTTTGAAGTAATTGAAACGCAAGGGTTATTAAACCATTTAGAACAAGAAGTTAAAGAAGCGTATTATGCAGTAAGATATGGTCATAATGAAAAGCATTTAGAATTTGCCGATTGCTTTATCTTACTTATGGGTGCAGCTAAAGCCGATGGAATGAGTTATGAAGATATTTGTAATGCCATTTCGGAAAAGTTAAAGATAAACAAAAAAAGGGTTTGGAACGAACCTGATAGTAATGGGGTGATTAATCATATTAAACAATGAACACAATAAAACAACAAGTATTTAACCTCATGGATGAGGGGATTACTAAACGAGCGGTAATTTACTCGAAGATTAAAGAAGCGAATCCAGGTAATACAACTACATCACTTGGAAGTATTGCGGTAATTATGACCGAGTACAGAAAGTCAAGAAAGCAACTTCCTAAACAAGAACCCATCCCAAACGAACAAGCGGGTTAATGAGAGATGAACTGCTAAAGATAGTTGTATCAGATAGTAACTTCAAACGAATTTGCTACAAGATAAACCTATCTTATGCGGAGGACATTTACCAAGAAACCTGCGTGGAATTATTGACAATACCCGAACACAGATTACCTGAACCAAAGTATTTAAACTTTTGGTTTTATCGAGTAGCGTTTAACATTATGTCTAAACGTGGTAAGTTAGGCTCAATAGTCTTAAAGAATGAACATGAATTAGACTTAGGCGGTGAATCAGAAGTAAGTAACGAAAGACTAATGAGGGAAGCCGAGAGATTTATGTTAAGCCTTAATGAATTTGAGAATAGAGTAGTATTACTTTACAACGAACTTGGCGATATGAAAAAGGTTCAACGGGCAACGGGAATAAGTTATTCAGCACTTCGAGCGGTACGAGAAAAATTAAAACTTAAAGCAAAAGAGATTTGAAAATATTAATAGTTGTTCCATCACATCCGAAGTACTCGGGTGTAGACTATCACAGAATAGTAATGCCACATAATATAATGGGGCAAGTGTTCGAGGATGCTGATGTAAGTATGATAAACGAGATTGATTCAGTTGAAGTTGAGTTCTTAAGTGAATTTGATTTAGTTGTGGCAAATCGTTTCTTATCTAAAACGGGCAACCAACAATCAGTAATAGACAAGTTAAAGCAAGCTAAGACTAAATATGTTATCGACTTAGACGATGATTACAAGTTACCTAATTGGCATTTACTACATGGTGCAGCTAAACAAATGAACCATGCCGAACAGATTATTTTAGGAATCAAAAACGCTCATGCAGTTACAACCACTCACGAGTTATTAGGCAGCGCAATTCAACAAGAGTTAGGTAATAAAAACGTATTCGTAGTACCAAACGGAATTTTGCCAGAAGGTCAATTTGAGGTAAAACCCGCTAACTTTGATAAATTGCAATTCGGTTGGAGTGGTTCAATTACCCACTTTGAAGATGTTCTATTGGTTCACGATGCTTTACTTTCTTTATACACCGATGAAACTATGAACGATAAGTTTAGAGTTGTGTATGGTGGTTACGATGGGACAGACCAAACAAGTAGTGCAATAGCGGGAGTGTTATGTTGTAAAGGTAAAGCCAAAGAAGGTTCATTTATTCTTTATCCCGCAAGGGATGTAGTAGGCTATGCAGAATTTTACGACCATATCAATGTAAGTTTAATCCCATTAAGGAACAATCGATTTAATAACATGAAGTCGAACCTCAAACTACTTGAAGCGGGATTTAAACGTAAGGCAGTAATCATATCAGATGTTTATCCCTATACTCCTTTACTTGAACATGGTAAGAATTGTTTAGTCGTTAAACACAAAAACGACTGGTACAAACACATGGTTAAACTTATTAACAATCCTAACTTAGTCGAGGATTTATCCGCACAACTATACGAGGATGTGCAAGTATATCACATGGAGAGAATCGCAGAGGTTAGACATAAAACTTATTTAAACTTATGATATTAGGAATAGCTTTTTTATGGGTTGCATTTTATCACATCAACCCTTTACCATTTCCAAAGTGGTTAGACTTTAAACCTTTTAATTGTATAGTATGTCTATCGTTTTGGTCTGTGGTGTTTTTATCACTTATAGCGCACTTTATCCCATCGAGTGAAGTGTTTATACATTCACTTGCATTAGGTGGGTTTGGGGCGTATCTTTCGATTATTGTAAAAAGATTAATATTTAAAATATGAACATAATGAGTTGGGAAGAAATCTACGAACTATTAAAGAAGGATGAGGGCGAACGATTCACGCTTTATCAGTTACTTCAAATCTTTATCAATGAATCGGATTGGGTAGGTCAACCGCAACAACTACTTAAACTTAAAGAGATTCAAACAAACTTAACGGGTATTCGACCTGGTAATTGTTCGGGGTGTAATATCGAAGTGCTGAGAAACTTAGCGAGGTGGCTAAACAATTATGAGAAAGACCATCCACAAGTTGAGGAAGTTAAAAAGATTGGTAGACCTAAAGCAAAGTAAATATGGCACTTATAGCAATGGCGGTATATGATACCGAAGAAAACCAAAGGAGTAAATATACTCATAAGACTTTAGAATGTTTAACTGAAACGGTAGATTTAAGCAAACATGAAATCATAATTGTCGATAATAACTCTTGCCAAGAAACTAAAGATATTATTGCAGACTTTGTAAATATGTTTAACTTAACCCTTATCTCTTTATCCGAGAACATCGGAACTGCTAAAGCTATCAATCGAGCATGGAAACACAGAAAACCAAATCAGCATCTTATTAAGATTGATAACGATGTAGATATACTTTCATTTAATTGGGTAGATGAAATGGAAGAAGCAATCGAGCGGGATAAGTCGATAGGTATCTTAGGACTTAAGAGAAAAGACTTGTTAGAGAACCCTACACGCAACGACCAATTTAAAAGCACTTTAAGAATGTTACCCCATTCAAATGGTGAAAGGTGGATAATTGTTGAAGATGTCGACCATGTGATGGGTACTTGTCAAATGTATAACTACCGATTAATAGACAAGATAGGCGGATTAATGCAACCTGGATTATATGGGTTCGATGACACTTTAGCAGGTGTACGTTGTAAGTTAGCAGGGTTTAAAAATTCATTCCTACCTCATATCGAGATTGACCACATAGATACTAAAGAAACTCCTTATTGGCAAGAGAAAAGAAATATCGCTGCTAAAGATATGGCAGAGTTTAATTTGATGAAAAGTAAATTATTAACGGGTGAACTATCTATTAAAGTAGAACTATGAAAGTAATATCAGTTGTAGACGACCGCAACCGAGCAAGAGAACTTATTAGAAGTCTTGACCATTTCGGATGGGAACACGAAATTATCCAAGCAAGTTGGAGAGGGTTTGGAACTAAACTAAACGAACTCTACCGATATTTAGAAACCAATGAGATTAAAGACTTCATTTTTTTAGATGGGTACGATACCTTTGCACTTGCAACGCCTGAGGAGTTTAAGAGTAAAATCAATTCACCAAGTTTAATAAGTGCTGAGATTAATTGTTGGCCAGATGCAAACCGAGTAAACGAATATCCATTATCTTCGCATAAGTTTAACTTTTGCAACTCAGGCAGCTACTACATGGAAAGAGATTTATTCCTTCATCTAATGCGAGAAGAACCGATAAGGAATGAAGATGATGACCAAAGATGGATGACCAACCAAGTAGTTAAACGTGGATTAACTTTAGACTATGAAAGAAATAGTTTCCAAACCTTATGCGGAATAATCGAGGGTGAAGATTACATTATATCGAATGGTCGAATGATTACCAACTTAGGTACTAAACCATGTTTTATTCATGGAAACGGAAAAGCAAACATGAACTTTATTTACGAATTAATATGAACAATCAAGAAGAAAAACCAAGTGCATTAAAGGCAATCGGAGTAATTGTCTATTTAGTAGTTATTGTAATAGCTATAACCGTTTTACTAAGATGAGTTTAACAAATGTAAAGCATACTTACACCGACACGGAACAATGGAATACATACATCCATGATAAATTCTGTGAGGAGGTAAATAAGAATGCCGAGTTAAAAGAGTTGCGGGACTTTGTAGAACAAAACGCTTTCGGGTTTGGTGAAAGGTCATTTTATTGGATGTGGAAGTTGATAGTGGATGAAATGCCGAAAGAGTTTACATTCTTAGAAATCGGTGTATTCAGAGGGCAAACAACTACGTTAATCCAATTACTCGCTAAACAAGCAGGTAAGAATGTTAAAGTTTACGGAGTAACCCCACAAGATGCAACCGATGGACATTGGGATAGTGATTACCCTATGGACTTATTCACACTTGAAAAAAAGTTTAACGTACCTCACTTAAATATCTTTAGGGGATTAAGCACCGACCCAAAGATTATCCAGGAGGTTAGCCAATTAAAGTTTGACATAGTCTACATAGATGGAGGTCATACATACGAGGTAATCAAATCGGACTTAGAGGTATATCCTAAACTTACTAAAGATTTTTTAGTGGTTGACGATTGCGCTAATAGGTTTAAAATACCTTTTGGAATGTTTGCAGGGATTGAATCTGTGAGCAATGCAGTAGACGAAGTCCTTCCACCGTTTGGCAATAAACTAAACTTTGACTATTTATTTAATGTGGTACACAACCGCATATGGAGGATTAACAATGGGAAAACCTAAATATATCGAAACTCCCGAAAAGATGTGGGAGTACTTTGAAGCGTATAGGCAAGAGAAGAAATCAAACCCTATCTTAGTGCAAGACTTTGTCGGTAAGGATGGCGATGAGGTTAATAGGAAGAAGGAAAGACCTTTGACATTAGACGGGTTTGAAGTATGGTGTTTTGAAAACGGCATTATAAACGATTTAAGCAACTATTTTGCAAATTATGATAACAAGTACGCAGAATATTTGACTATCTGCTCACGCATAAGAAAAGCTATCAGAACAGACCAAATCGAAGGAGGTATGGCAGGCATATACAATCCATCTATTACACAACGATTAAACGGGTTGACTGAGAAAAGCGAAATGACCGTAAAAGAGCAACCACTATTTCCTGATGAGGTTAATTAATCGTAAATTTACGATAAAAGAAAAGCCCATAAACATTAGGCAAAATGCGAATTGCTCACCATGTAGACACAAATTAACTGCGCTTATTTTAAAAATAGTGCATATTAATTTGTCATGTGAAATATAGAAATTAGTACTCGTTATAGTTTTTGTTAATTTCTATCTTGTATGGCAGAAATTAGTTTTAACTAAAATAAAAATAAGGCAATGTTAATTTCTATATCCGCACACAGAAAATAGATGACACTAATTTAAAAATAAGGAGGTCTTAATTTGTGTCTTTAAATACAGAAAATAGTTTCAACTAAATTTAAAATTAGTGGAGATTAATTTCTATAAGTTAAAACAGAAATTAGTGAGAACTAAATTTGAAAATAAGCCAGACTAATTTGTGTACCCAAACATAGAAATTAACAAAAACAATAGTGAATCTTATTTTGTGTAAATGTAGAAAGAGATTAGTAAATGATAAATTCAATTTAGTTAAAGTTATATTTGTATATGTTTAAGAGAACGACTGCAATCAATAAGATACTAAAGTTATCCAAACGCAAAAAGATAGTACAAGGCGGTACAAGTGCGGGAAAGACTTTTGGTATATTGCCCATTCTGATTGACAAGGCTACAAAGACCCCACACTTAGAAATATCCGTAGTGTCCGAAACAATCCCACATTTAAGACGTGGGGCAATGAAAGACTTTATTAAAATAATGGAAATGACGGGGCGATATATTGATGCAAATTGGAATCGCTCACTACTTACATATAAGTTTAGTAATGGTAGCTACATTGAGTTTTTTAGTGCTGAGCAGGAAAGTAAGTTAAGGGGTGCGAGAAGGAATATCCTTTACATTAACGAAGCTAATAACATATCGTTTGAATCTTATCATCAATTAGCTATAAGGACAAGCGGGGATATTTATTTAGACTTTAACCCTACCTCAGAGTTCTGGGCGCATACCGAACTATTAAATGAACACGATAGCGAACTACTTGTATTGACCTATAAGGATAACGAAGCCCTACCACAAACGATAATCGAGGACATTGAAAGCGCAAAGACTAAAGGTGAATCCTCAACTTATTGGGCGAATTGGTGGAAGGTTTATGGACTTGGCGAGGTAGGTAATTTACAAGATACCATCTTTGATAATTGGAAACAAGTTGATGACATACCGAAAGAAGCTAAACTTATAGGGTATGGAATGGACTTTGGTTTTACAAACGACCCCACAACCTTAATAGGGGTTTGGCAATCTGAGGGTAAAATATGGGTCGATGAGTTATTGTACCGAACCAACATGACTAATAATGACATAGGCAACTTCTTAAAGTTAATAGACTTTGGGCGTAAAGAGTTGATTTGCGATAGTGCCGAGCCAAAGAGTATAGAAGAACTAAGAAGGCAAGGTTTTAACGTACACGCAGCAGTTAAAGGGGCTGATTCAATTAAGATAGGCATCGACATACTAAAGAGGTTTGAGATATGCGTAACCAAACGAAGCGTAAATACTATTAAAGAGTTTAGGGGTTATCAATGGGAAAAGGATAGGGAAGGTAAGTTTACGGGTAAGGCGATAGACTACATGAACCACACTATCGACCCGCTAAGATATGTAGCTTTAATGAAGCTAAACAACCGACCTCGTGGAAAATATGCTACCACCTCGATATAAACAAAAAACTTTAGTTACTCTATTTAAGAGTAATGATAAGAAGCTACGACAATTTAACGATTAAACAATTTTTACAATGCAAACTAATTGCGGAATTGGAACAAGACCCAGTTACCCGCAAGATGAAGATGTATGCAGAGGTATCGGGTAAGACTTTAGAAGAAGTCGAAGCTATGCCGATTGGTGATTTAGTTGCAGGTTTAAAGAGTTTAGATTCAATCGATACCCTAACAACCGACTCAAAGGTAAACATGAAGTTTAAGTTAGGCGGGAAAAGATGGATAATTAAATGGCGTCAACAAGATTTAACGGGTGAGCAATACATCGATTCAACATTCTTTTGTAAAGACGAAACTAAACTTATCCAAAACATTCATAACATCTTAGCAAGTTTAGCAGTAGAGCGTGGATGGTTCAAGGAATTACCCTACTCGGGTGAAACTCACAAAGAGCGGGCAGACCTCTTTTATAATCACATGAAAATTAAAGATGCATACCCTATCATGCTTTTTTTTTGCGAGTACTTCAAGACATTAGCCGACAATATTCAAATCTATTTAGTAACGGAAGCGGAGAAGGTAACTCGGGAGGTAAGGG